GTCCGCGCCTGTCAGTCTCACATACCCATCATCTGATATGATAATCCACCACATGATGAGCAATGCTATTGGTATGCTAGCGTATACATGCGTGTGCGCAACAAGGCCATACCCCCCGTGTCCCCCCTACAATTCCCAAATAGGGGTATACTATATGGGCTGGACAGACGTATAGCACCTGTGTCACCACGGATCACGTCCATTGTACTCCTGTGCGTGTGTTTAGCGTGTGTTGCAGTGCATTGCCATGCATAGTATGTCGTATCCCTATTATATAACATATAGCAGCATGTGTTATATACTATATGCTATTGTATAATGGCATATATGGGATAATTATCGGTCGATTTAGTATCTACGGGTAGATCCGTACTTTGTGTCTGGTTGTAGACATGAGGGCTTGTGCTTTTATCAAGCAAGTGGAAGGCTCCATGGAGGTTTACCCAAATTATGGAGATGCGCATGGCTACCTATGGTCTTGGTGGGACGCCTGGATACTTATCATTCACTGGCTATAGCAATACGCTCGGTGCTGGGTCGGCTGCTAACGGTGTGACGACGGGTCAGGTGCAAGTCAATGGCATCCAACAGGGTGATGACCGAATTGTCAAGATGCTACGCAATGGTGGAGGCACGATTGCCTCGACACGCATCCTCTACACGCTGTTGGGTGCCGCTGTTGGTGCGAATGCGACACAAACCAAGAAGCAAATCAAGTGGGAACAGGGTTCTCCCGGTGGCGTGATCCCAATCGAAACGATTAACATCGTGAATCGCAACACCAATGCAAGTGATCTGGTCGCGTGGCAGTCCCTGATATCCAGGGTTGTGCAACCGTCCACGTATCCGCCTGATTTAAGTGGTAATGGTGGTGGTGGTAAGGGAGGTTTCTGAATATGCCGATCACAGCTGAACAAATGAGCCGATTGTCTCCTGGTGAGCGGTCCATGCTCATGATGTTGGAACGAAGCGGCAATCAATCCAATGCGCAACCGTTACCACCTATGAACTTGCTTGGTGATGCCGCAAGTTATCCGCCCGGAACCAATGTTGGTGGTGATGGTAGTGGTGGTGGAGATGGCGGACAACCTGGGTCGTATGTTATTCCGCCGCGTGCCTCGCCGACCACATCTGTTGCGATGCCGTCAGTTACCAATAACGGTGGCAGAACAAGTGCGCAACCGTCACCATCACGTGGTGCGACACGATTGCCGACACCACCAATTCCTCCTCCACAAGGAACAGCGCCGAATGCGGCAAGCGATAGTGCTACGATGCCGCCTGCTGTTGCGCCAGCGCCGCCCACATCGAGTGGTATGCCTATGATGAGTCCAGATGGTATTCCTATTCTGGATGGTAGCAATGATCCAACTGGTATGGGAGGTGGAGGTGCTGCTGCTGCTGTTGGCGCGGGTGGATTAGGTGCGCTTATTCTACGCATGTTAATGGGCGGCGGTTCTCCTACTCCCAGTGTTCCACCTGTTGTTCCACCAACTACACCAACACCGTCGCCAACAGCGCCACGTCCACCAAGTGGTCCTGGATTTGATCCTGAGTATCCAACCGGTCCTCGCCCAAAGCCACCAAGTGGGCCTGGATTTAGTGCTGAATATGGTCCGTTACCAGGAGCAAGAGGAACTGCTCCAACTGGTGCGGGATTTAGTCCTGAGTATGGCTCACGAACACCGCCAGCCGCACCAAGTGGTGCTGGGTTTGAAGCAGAATATGGATCGCGTGTAGAGCCTGCTAAGGCAGCGATTGATAAAGCAGTTCCCGCTGATGAACCCGCGCCTAAGCGTGCTAAGACTCGTGCACGTGCACGTATTCCTAAGGTACGTGTCTAATGTCTATGCCGCGTATGAATGAACCGCTGCGATTAGCTGATGGCAGTATCATTTATCCAGATGGGCAGGCACAAGCTGAGAATGTAAGAGTAGAAGTGCCAACGCCAGACGATGCCGTGCGTATCGTTGTAGCGGCACGACGCAAGCTGAGTGAGCTACCTGAAGTTCCTAAGACAATGAACGCCGTGAGCGTCATTCTCAGCTATTCGCTGTTTGGTTTGGATATCGAGGAGATCGCGATTGCAACTGGCCTGACGATTGATCAGATTACGCGTATCAGGAAGAGTGATGCGTATCAGCAGATGCATGATACGGTTGTCCGTAGTGTATTGGACAGTGAAACGAACGTGGTTCGTGATTTGTTCGTGAAACAAGCCAAGAATGCCGCTGGTGTGATCGTGCGTGCGATGGAAGAAGGCACACGTGCTGATCGTATGGCTGCTGCGAAGGATATCCTTGATCGTAGCGGTCATCGTCCTAGCGATGTGATCGAACATCGCCACAAGCTGGATGGTGGACTCGTTATCGAGATTGTAAGGAAAGAAATCTCTACAATGCCTATCATCGAGATGGAGAGTGAGTAATGGCATTCGTTGCTGGTCGTAGTTTGGTGCTCGGTGCCGGTGTGGTTGTGCCAATACCGATGGGTGTCGATGTCGCTGGTATCAGTCCCAGTTTTACCATGTATAGTCATATGCGATTACCGGGTGGAACGACCTATACGTTCGATAATGGAGTGGTTCATGTGGTTCCGGCTACTACCGACACAGTGGTTGCCATTCCGGTCAGTGCCACATCTATTGTTGCAACTGCTGCAAGCACTGCGCAGTTGGGTCAATCACTTTGAGCAAACGTTATAAGATCGTAGAAGGCGGTATGCATGACCGCTTTCACCAGTCGAGGAAGAAGGTCCAGTTCATAGGGGGCGGCTTCGGCAATGGCAAGACCGCCGCGACATGTATCAAGGCGCTGAAGTTATGTAAGGATTACCCAGGATGCAATGGGTTGATAGCACGCTCGACATATCCGAAGCTGAACGACACTATAAGGCGAGAATTCTTGCAATGGTGTCCAACGTCCTGGATCAAGCGTATGCCGAGCCGGGACGAAAACACGTTGTTGCTGAAGAATGGCAGCACAATAAATTTCAGGTATGTAGCGCAACAAGGCAAGCAGACGGAGGACTCCAAGTCGAACTTGCTATCCGCAACATACGATTGGATCGTTGTAGACCAATTAGAAGATCCTGAGTTTAGCCATAAGGATTTCATGGATTTGATGGGTCGGTTGCGTGGTAATACCGAATATGTTGGTGATGAGCCAGATATGCCACGTGTTGGACCACGTTGGTTCATGGCCACGCTCAACCCGACCAGGAATTGGTGTTATCGCGAGATCGTGAAGCCATTGCACGATTTCATCGAGCGTGGTTTGGTAAGTCCCAAGTTGTTGTGTGAAGTTGATGCAAATGGTCAACCGTTGTTGGTTGATGGCAAACCTATACCGCTGATCGAGTTGTTCGAAGGAACAACGTATGAGAATGTGGAGAATGTAGGTGAGGATTACATTCGTGGAATGCTTTCCACCTACACAGGTAGTATGCGCGATCGTTTCGTGTATGGTAAATGGGGTGCTCTAAGTGGATTGATTTATCCGCAATTCGATGAGAGTGTGCATACGCTAAAGCATGATGATGTCAAGCTATATCTGAAGCAGATGCGGATGATGGGTTATCAACCCACATTCATAGAAGGTTATGACCACGGTTTGTCCAGGCATAGTTGCTATGGACTGTTCTTCGTGGATGATGACGCGAATGTGATCCTGTTGGATGGATTTCGCATTGCTGAATTCCCAATCGCGGCTGCTGCCAAGCTGATTGCCACGACACGTGCTGAGTATCGCATTGAGGACAATGAATTGGATGCGATATATGCCGATCCCGATGTGTTTAGGCGTAAGGCTGGTAATGCACGCACGGTTGGTGAGACGGTCGCGAACATGTTTGCTGAAGAAGGCATCAGGATGCAACGTGGCAACAATGACATCAATGCGGGCATTAGTAAGAACTGGCAATATCTGACACCGTTGCCGCTGCATGAGAATCCAATCAATGGATTGCATCAGGCTCCTCACTTCTACGTGAGTGATTCGTGTCAGTGGTTCATTGATGAGATCACCGAGTATTACTTCCAACGTGATGGTAGTGACGAGACAACCGATAAGCCCGTTGATCGTAATGACCATGCCATGGACATGTGGAAGTATGCGATGAGCAACCGACCACGGTTGGCACGCTACACTGGCAAGCCAGATGCTGTGCCTGCATGGATGGCGTGGCATGAGATTGAGCGTGCGCAGCAACGTGGTCCGAAGGCAAGACACAAATGAGATTGTTGCTTCTCGTGATGCTACCGTTATCGGCATGCATTAGTCGAGAGGCAATAGTCGTGACGCAGCAACGTGACCTTGATCAGAAGTTGTATCAACTGGAGAGTTTGCGATTGCAACGCGACATGTTGGAAACTGAGCGGTTGAAGCTCTGGTCTACGCCAAGTTATCCAAGCTCCCCTGGCTACAGTAGGAGACGCACGCGATGATCGACCTGCTCGTATCACTGCTTATCCTCATTATCATCTTCGGTCTGGTTTGGTATGTGATCACGCTCATACCATTGCCACCACCATTCGCGGTGATCGCACAAGTCATACTTGCCGTGATCCTGTTGATCATATTGCTTAGCTTGCTGCTTGGTGGTGTTCGTCCACTTGGGGTGTTGCGATAGATGGCTGAGTATGACGATATTATTCGTGGTGCGATGACTCAACTTGGGTTGGACGCACCCGCGCGTGATCCCGTCGTTCCAGAATTGCGTAACGCGACACCGCTGAGGCGTGAGATTGCTCCTGGGAGTAAACCATCGCCAACTGCTGACTTCATTGATCCAAACACTGGGCAGATGACTGAGCAGGGCTGGGCGCGGATGGACAATCCCATGATGGGATTTGATACGGGTGGTGTTGGTTCGATACGTGCATACCATGGTTCACCACATTGGTTTGATCGGTTTGATATGAGCAAGATTGGTAGTGGTGAGGGCAACCAGATATTTTCGCGTGGTTTGTATTTTGCAGAGAATGAAAAAACCGCACGATCGTATCGTGACACGTTATCGAAACGTGTGCTCCATCCTGATTCTGTTCAAGAGTTCAATGATTTGAATGCACAACATGATCTGTTACAAAAGCAACTTGATGCATCGCAGGGTGGTGCGTTTCATCCACAGAAGTTGAAGACATATTATGATCTCGTCGCGAAGATGTCAGACATCAATGATAGGATATTTGAATTGCCTCGTGTGGGAGGTCATATGTATGAGGTCAAGCTGAATGTTGAACCTGAGCAATTGTTGGATTGGAACAAGCCGTTGCGTGCACAACCAAGTGGTGTGCGAAATTCACTCAGTGATCTTGGTATTGTTGATCCAAACATGATGGGGAGCGCAATACCTGGAGACATTGCACGATCAGTTCTTGTTCAAGGCAGTGGGCGGTTCTCACGTGACCAATCCGCAGCGAAAGCAGTCTCTCAACTCAATGATGCAGGCATTCCAGGTGTGCGCTATCTCGATGCGGGATCACGCGGTGTAAGTGCGAACCCATCATACAACATCGTGATGTATAACGACAAGCTGATTGATCTCATGCGTCGTTATGGCATCGCGGGCATGGTAGGTGGTGGTGCCGCTGCTGCTGCGTTACCAGGACAACAGGATCAAGTGCAATGAGTGGAACAGAACAAGACGACCCACAACTTGAACTCGATACGGGTGTTGATCCACTAGAGCAATCGCTTGTCCAAGCTGACGTTGGTCTGCCTGCTGAAGCAGAACCACCTGCTGTTTACAAGGCAATGCCTGACTCACGCATACCCGTGAGTAGTAAGCGTGGTGGTGTGTGGCGTAGTCGGCGTGATACAGGCCAGAAGGGCATGAAGGACCTGATCGATGCGTGGGATGAGGCTATTCGCTATTATAACCATGATCAGTCTGATCATCGTGATGGCACCGACGCTAACGTGGCTGGTAATCGTCATGTCGCAAGGCGGTTGAATGAACGCTTCTCGTCAACCGAGAACATTGTGTATTCCAATGTGAATGCGCAACTTCCTGAGTTGTATGCGAAGAACCCAATTGTATCGGTAACAGCCAGACCAAGTGCTGATGCGCTTGCGGATGAGAAGGGCGATGCGTTCGCGCGTGCGGTGGAGAAGCTGGTCGATGCACTGTTCAGGATGAAGTATGCACCTGGAGTGAACATCAAGCCTAAGGCTAAACGCAATGTGATTGTTACATTGTTGACTAATCGGTCATGGTTCGAAGTTGGTTATACGCAGAAGGACAAGAGCAGTGAGCAAGCTGCTGCTGATCTACAGGCGTTATCTGATAAACTGGCACAAGCGAAGGATGATAAAGAGATTCGCGAAGTTGAGTCGGCACTGGTTGCATTAGAAGAGAAGATTGAGTTTCTCCAGCCGAGTGGGCCGTTTGTTAGAATCCGACTTCCACATCAGGTAATAGTTGATCCGAATAGCAGCGATCCAGGTGGTGGCGATGCTAATTGGATGATGGTAGAGGACATGTTACCGACTGAATATATCAATGCGATATATGGTGAGAAGGACCCTGATAAGGATGAGGTGACAAGCATATTCGAACCATCACATGTGTTGACTGGTGGTGGTGGTCCTGGTGATGATAAAGAATTTAGTCTGTTCACTAAGAAGGACAATGCGTATAGCGCATATGGCTTCGACAGTACGGATCAGTTTGATAAAGCGTGCATGACCAAGGTCTGGTATGTGTGGGACCGTGTTACACGCCGGTTGGAGATGTATGCGGATAATGATTGGAAGTGGCCCATATGGGTATGGGATGATCCGTATGGACTGCAAGGCTTCTTTCCACTAACACCAATGTGGTTCCATGAGAATCCCGTGGCTATGTATGCCAAGGGAGAGGTGAGTTACTATCTCGATCAGCAAGATCAGATCAATGAGATCAACGACGAGAAGCGAAGAGCATTGCTCTGGGCCAGACGCAATATCTTCTACAACCCCGAGAGTGGGATTACACAGGAGATCGCTGATCGCATACTCAAGGGACCAGATGGAACCGCTACGCCAATCAAGATTCCCGAAGGTGTGAAGCATGAGGAGATTATCTTTAGCATTCCCCCGCCTAGCACAGCGTTTGCGCCGTTGTTTGACAAGAAGGACCTGTATCAGAGCGTGGACCGCATCGCCGCGACGAATGAAGTAGAACGTGGTGGTGAATTTAAGACTAATACGACCAACAAGGCCATCGACTACTATAGCACGCAAGGCAACATGCGTATGGACATGCGCCTGGATGCGATCGAGGACGCACTTGGTGATGTTGGATGGAAGTTGGCGCAGATGTGCCTCAAGTTCATGGACCCTCAAACAGTTAATGAACTTACTGGCTTGGACGTTACTGAGTTTTGGCGTCCTCTGGATAATCTACGTGATTTTGCTGCATTTTCTGTTCAGGTGGTTGGCGGATCAACCCAGAAGTTGACCACGCAACAGAAGAAACAAGAAGCCGTGCAGATTGGTCAGGTCATGGCCCAATACGTAAGGGCAGCACCTGCCAGTGCACTGAAGGTTTCACTCAAGATGATGAGTGAAGCGTTCGATAACTTCGTGGTTAGCAAAGAGGACTGGGAGAGCATAGCTGCTGAAGTGCAGATGATGGCGACATCACAACAAGGTGGAGCGCCAGGACAAGGTAGTGCACCTGGGCAACCTCCTGTTGGCGGTGATGGATCGGCGTCCACTTCACCACCCGGTGCACCACAAGCAGGTGGTGGTATGCAAGTTGCGGCGCAGGTTGTTCAGGCATTGCAGCAGCTACCACCGCCTGTATTACAAGCCATAGGTAGTGCACTACAGCAAGGTGTTCCACCAGCCGAGATATTCAGACAGATGCTGCAATCGCAAGGTAGCACACAGCAAGGGGAAGTAGCATGAGCGGATCGACAGAAGACGGTATTCTCGATGGCATACCAGACATCCATGATGATGGTGAAGATGCCAGCACGGATACGAGTGATGTAGGTGGTAGTGCACAGCCTACGCATGGTGGGCAAGAAGGTGGCGGCACGAGTAGTGCACCGCCAACGCAAGGTGCGCAACCACAGGTGCGTCGTCGCCATGATGGTTTGGTTGAGGTTCCTAACCAACAGAACCCAAACACGCGTGATCTGGTTGATCCGATTACTGGTCGTGTGGTTGCGCAAGGTGGTATTGAGCGGCGTGTGTATGAGGAAGGCCAACGACATGCGCGTGAGAACAATTCGCTAAAGCAGCAATTGCAAGCCGCACAGCGTCAGGCCGGTAGCAACAATGAAGTGTTGCAGGAAGCTGCGCGATTGAATGTTTCACCACAAGACCAAGTGGTTGCGATCAGGATCATGAGTGAGTTCATGCGTGATCCAGTGAGGACGCTGGAGACGCTGGTCGCGGAAGTGAAGGGTAAGGGTTATCCGATACCGTTCCTGGAGCAAGGTATTAGTCCTGGCATTGATATGAGTGCTATTCAGCGTATGATTGATAACAAGATGATGCCTATCACGGAACAACGTGAGCAGGCTCGTGCACAGCAAGAGGCACAGCAGCGAGCGCAGGTCGATCTCGATGCGTTCCTCGGTGATAACGAAGATGCCCATTCGAACCTTGACGTTCTGGCTGAAATGTTGCAGGCTCAGCCAGGATTGTCCCTCCAGAATGCCTATACTAAGATGATTAGATGGGCACATAGTAATCAATTGGATTGGACACAACCGTTGAAGCAGCAAATCGCTGCACAACGGCAGCAGCCTCCTCAGCAGCAGCAACCAGCACCAACACGTCCACTACCCGGTGGCCGCAGTGTGCAACAGCAGACCACGCCAGTAGGTAATGGTGCGGTCACACAACATAACGAGAATGCATCCTGGGCTGATATAATCAGGCAGTCGATGCAAGAACATGGTGTTAACTTAAACTGATGAGGTAGGCTATGCCTGTTGGAACCATTATCCCCGCTGTCGCAGATGTTCTGCACAGCACGTTGACTAAGAGTAGACGCAAGCTAGTCATGGCTTCGATCAAGTCGAATGCGTTGATGGCGTGGGTGTTTGCGAATGATCGCGTGGAGTATGAGGATGGTGGTTATAACATTACCAATCCGCTCACGGTCGGTCGTAACCCGAACATTACCAGCTACAGCTACTATAGTCCCCTTCCCGTTAACCAAACGGATGAGTTCGATACGGTCGAGTATGGATATAGTCGTGTGGCGGGAACCGTTATCATCTCTGATCAGGAACAAGATGAGAACAATGGCGCGGCTGCCATCTTCAAGCTGATGAAGGAGAAGATGAATGTCCTTGAGGAGAGTATCAAGGATAAGTTTAGTCAGTATCTGTATGCTGTTGGTGGCGGCACTGATCCACTTGGTCTGGGAAGCCTTATTCCAACCAATCCCCTCGTGGGAACTCTTGGCGGTATCAACCGCGCTACTCAGCCTCAGTGGCGGACATCTGCTTACAACTTTGGCGGTGGTATGGATAGCACGAACATCGAGGAGGTATTCGATGACGTGCTGATGGACCTTACGCTGAAAGGTGATCGGCCTAGCATCATTCTGTGTGGACGCAACATCTATCGCATGTATCGCCAAGCAGTGCGTGACAAGATGACCATTCCGCTCAGTGAGGGTAAGGCGGGCAAGCGTATGTTCGACCTTGGCTTCGAAGGTGTCATGCATAATGGCATACCCATGATGTATGATGAGGACTGTCCGGTCAACTACGCATACTTCATCAACGATACGTATCTGCGTCTGCACATGCTGCGTGGTGTGAACATGAAGGTGAAGGAATTGGTTGCTCCATGGAATGTTGACGCCGTGGGTAGTCGTGTCCTGTGGCAGGGGCAATGGTGTATGTGGCGAGCCTTTAGGACACATGCTGTGCTGACCAACTAGGAGCAAATCATGTCCGAGTTTAAGAACGCGGGTGAAGAAGAAACCAAACCCGGCCAAACCGAAGTCGAAGCTGGTAGCGTTGAGCATCAACAGGTGTTGAAGGCTTATCCAAATGCTACGAGCTATGGACCAGATGTAAATGTAGTGTTGCCGCCTGTTGAAGAACCACCGCCGCCTGAGACATTGAGTGGCGCTGCTGCACGCACGCCAGTTATAGATACGAAACACGATGCTAGGTCGGATAAGAAGGAGGACAAGCGGTAATGCCACCGACTGATTACAAGCCTGCGTTCCAGGCTGAGAAGGTCGTTGGTAAACACTGGCGCATGGTCATACACATCGAGGAGGATGTGCGTAAGGTTGGACCATTGGGAAATAAGGAAGTGATCACACGCAAGCTTGTTCCTAAGAAGGAGGAGTTTGAGGATGGTTACATGATCTATTTTCCACAAGGTCATAGCCTGTTCGTGGCTGCGGATGATGAGGAGCAGTTGCGTAGGATCGGTGTGCTAGAGCAACCACGGCTTGTGGATATGAACTCAGGTGAGGAGGTGCCAAGTGACTTGGCGCTTACTCCCAAGGAGATCGTTGAACGTAAGCAATTCAATCGGCCACGTGCGAATAGCACAGGTGGATTGACTGCCATACTGGAAGGAGGAATTGAGTAATGCCCAACTTGATGGCTAATGCGACTAACTTCCCTCGTCGTATCAACATGTATGTGCCCGCGATGGCATACAGTGCTGATGTGAACTACAATGGCGAAACCAGGGTGAACTTCGGTGCACCGCTTGCTGCGGTAACGACCAGCATCCTCAATGTTGGCACTATGACTGGTATTACCAGCACCGACTTGAGTGGTGTAGCAGTTCTGCCTGAGGCATATGGTCGTTGCATTCAGGTTGCTGCGAGTGGTGCGAATGCTACCGTGATTACGGTCAATGGCTGGGATTATCTTGGCCAGCCGATTGCTGAAGCACTTACGCTGAATGGTGCGACGCCTGTGATTGGGAATAAGGCGTTCAAGTGGTTTAGCAACGTGACGTTCACGGCTGCTGCTACTACGCTGAGCATTGGCACTGGTGTCAAACTGGGACTGCCATACAAAGCTATCCGCGTTGTGTATGAAATCGCGAATGGCGCACTCGTTGCTGCTGGTACACTGCAAGCACCGAGTGTAGTTGATCCCGCGACGACGACGACGACCGATCCACGGGGATTGTATACGACCACCACGACCATGAATGGTGCGAATATCATCAGTGCGGCATTCAACATGCTGAATGATGTGAATACCGCGAACAATGGTGGATTGCATGGGATTCGGCAAGCTGCGGCATAGGTCAGCACTACGCTAACCAGCTTGTCGGGTAGGAGACGGCACACATGCCCCAGTGTGCCGTCTTCGCATAGGAGATTATCATGCCAGCATTGGTCAGTGATATTGTATCTACTGTCATCAATGAATTGTCTCAGGTTCCTGGCATAGCCACGCAGATATATGCAAGTGGCCGTATTCAGCAACATGTGCAGGATGCGTTACTGCTTGAGTTGGAGGAGATGTGGTGGCCCGATTATATGACATACATTGGGCCGATACCACTTGATGGATCAACTGGTAGCTTGACGCAGGACCTTGTAGGACCGCTCGCTACTATTACCGAGTATCGCGATGTGGCTGCGGTGTTCCCTGAGAACAGCAATCGCAAGCTGCGTGAATTGCCACAGAGCATTAATCCACTGTCGTTACGTGGTGGTGCGAACGCGTGGTATATCGCACCTGATTATGGTACGCCAGCACGGCCGTTCAAGGTGTATCCTAGTGATAGCACAATCGGTGTCGTGGCGTGGTGTAGACAACGACCTAAGTTGCCACTTGCGTTGACCGATAGGGTGTATATCGACCAATTGTTGTTGCAGTTCGATGCGTGTTGGATGTATTGCGTCGATGATGGCACGATACCCGCACAGGTTAACAAGTTCCAGGTGCTTGCACAGAACAGGAGACGGATGGTGAAGGCAAGCTATGCACAGCATCCGCTTGAACTCGATTCGCGTTATCCGACTGACGACGTTATGAATGGAATAGATAGTAGTTACTTCGTGTTGGATCAGGACCCATTGGCATGAGTACGATATTCAGTCGTGGCGAGAATCCACTCAAGGCGGATAAGCTGAATAGTGCATTCGCTGAGCGTGTATCACGTGCTGGTGATACCATGCAGGGTATGTTGCGTTTAGCTGCTGATCCTGTTGCTGCATTCGATGCAGCTACCAAACAATATGTGGATCGCTTTACCAGTATGGGTGTGCCGGCTGGTGCGTATATCGGCGCGGCACCTCCTGGGAATGTGCTTGGTCCACTATGGTGGGATACGAATAGTGGTCAGTTGTTTATTCAATATGATGATGGTTCGAGTGTGCAATGGGTAAGTGCGAATAGCATCGACGCGAGCACGCTTGAGGGGAGTTTTCTGCCGCTGACGGGCGGGACGGTCTCTGGCGTGTTGCACCTGACCGAACCAGGCCACACGGTCATGACGTTGACGAACGGTATCAACTTCGTCGCTGATTTCGAGGGCACGCCCTGGCCGGGGATTGAGATACAGGGCAACCCGATGACGTTCAGCCGCGCGCCAGCGGCGACGCATAGCAATGACTACGTTGACTTTCAGTTTCGCCGGAACTCGACAGGCGCGACCGGCGGGGCGGGCAACATCAACAGTTGCTTACAGGCAACCGCCACCATTGGTCCAAACGATGCGTCCGACAACTGGAACCTAACGTCTTTCGTTCAGACAACCGGGACCGGCCTTAATGTCGCGCTTGATGTCGGTGTGACGCGGAACCCAGGCGGGACAGGCGGCATCATTGGCGCGGTCATCGTCGCCGCCGACAACACCAACAGCAACCAGGGCGCGGTCGGGCTTGAGGTGGATTGCGCGGCGCAGAACGCGGACAACAGCCTCAACGCCGCGATGTGGGGCGGCACGGGTGGCAGAGTTGGTATTGATATCGTAGCGATCCGCAACAACGCCAGCATAACCACGCCGAGAACGGAAGTATCCGTTGGGGTATGGTTCACGCAGTCAACGCATCTGCCCGCCGGGAACGGTGACCCCTACATCAACTATAAGAGTTTCCTTGGCGTCGCCATGAACACGCAGGCGTATCAGGCACTCGATACGCGCGGCGCCATCGTGCCCACGGGTTACGCCGATCCGTTCGCCGCCGTGCGGATGCAGGCTGGTCAGGTGGTTGATTTCAAGGGCGGACCAAACCTCAACAGCGTCGGCGGCAACTATCTGCAATATGCTACCGCCGGGATCGCCCCCCGGCTGCGCTACATGGCCGGTGCCAGCGAGGTCTTCTCGATCACGGACGGCGGGCTGATGTCCGTGGACTCGGTCGCCAATCAATGGACAAATGCCTTCGTGTCCGTGGGGCTAAAGATCCGCCCCGCCGGGGGGTCCAGCTTCGCCGGTATCGCCATGACCGACGCGGCTGGCGCCAATGTCGTGGGCATCGTTAACTACAACGGCACACTAAGTTTAAGTAAGATGCCCGCGTATGGCGATACGGCCACGGCAGCTAATTCGATGCTCAATCTGAATATGCCGAACAGCCAGTGCTATACCGCCATGCAGTTCGCCGCCGGGATCAGTTTTCTTACCGCCGCCTCCGGTGCTGGTGACTTGTCGAAACACATCGCGCTATCCGGTACGACGATTGGCTTCAACTCCAGTGGAGGCAATCTCAACTACAACATGGACAGCGGTGGTTCGCACGTTTTCTATGTCGCTGGCACGATGCAGGCGCTTATCAATAGTGGCGGTTTCAGTATCATAGCGCCGACGTATTTCAGCGGCAACATCGGCTTCTTCGGCACCGCCGCCATCCCGAAACGAACGGGCGTCGCTGTTACCGCCGCCGCCATCCACGCGGCGCTTGTTTCATACGGATTGATCGCGCCATGAACCCCACAGATCGCATCTCTATCGTCCTCGAAGCCCAGACCTGGGAAACCATCCTACGCGTCATCGCGCAGGCACCCGTCGCCTACGCGGTCACCGCGCCGCTCATCGCCGCAATACAACAGCAATGCGCTAACCATGCCGAGGAACGACCACCACTTGGTTTGGTGCCACGCGATAACGAAGCGGAGTCATAACCATGCCATTGGATTTCCCAAATAGCCCAACGACTGGTGATTTGTTCAATGGTGCTGGTGTGACATGGCGTTGGGATGGTGTGAAGTGGAATAGTGTGTTGAGTAGTGGTGGACCGTTCCTGCCATTAGCTGGCGGGACGGTGACGGGACCTGTCACGTTCACACAACCGATCGCCGCCTGGATACCCGAGCCGTCACTGTTCAACGGCATCACGGCGCAGCACGTTCCTCGCCTGAATACCGCCATCGCCAACGCCACGTCGGGAGCGCCCGCGCTGATCGGCATCATTGGTGACAGCACATCCGTCGCCACGTCATCGTCCGCTGGATCGGAAGGCATGACGGAGCATTTGCGGCAGGCGATTACCGAGCAGTTCGGTGCCGGTGCATTCGTTTCCATCTTTAACTTTGGCATCGGTGGTCAGACATGGACGACGCTGGATGGTATCCCGTCCGGCTTCGACTACTGGTACACCAACCATGCCACGCCATGGCTCGATTACCCCAAGAATTACACGGTCGGAACGAGCGTCGGGTGTGATTGCCTGATCATCGCGATGGGCACCAACGACCGGAACAGTCTGGACATCGCCAAGGTCGCCAGCGTCATCGCCAAGGTGCGCGCGTGGTCGAAGCCGTGTGATATCATTCTGGTGACAAACCCCCGTGGCAGTTCCGTCTACAGCGGCACGGCGGGCGCGGCGTTGCAGAACACATTCGACTACTCCGCTTCGTTCGTGCGCTCCTTCGCGATCCGCAATCGGCTTGGCCTGATCGACGCGAACCGCTGGTTAACCGTGCTGCGTGATGGTTACGACCCGCTGCAAACCACGATGCAAGTGGGATTGACCGGTGTCACCCAGAACTTCCCCTACACATTCCCCACGCCACTGCTTGATTACAGTTTCCGTTGGTATGCGGGCGCGGCGGCGGGGATATTCCAGTTCAACACGTTCACCGCGCAGATTGGCGCGGACCCCGGCAATACGTTGCAGATCGCCCAGGATGGCGGCGGCAACTTCGCTTACCAGATCCAGACCAAAACGGGCACGTTCACCACCAATTACACGGTGACGACCATTGCCTGCCCGACCAGTGGCGATGCCTCGTTCGAGTTCTGCGTGAAGGGTAGTCATGTCACCTTCACGATGACAACGGCGACATATCCAAACTTTGGCGTGAAGATCGTCGATGCGTGGTTTGATAAGATCGGCGGCACGTTCACGCCCACGTTGGGTTTCGCGTCTGGCGGTAACGGCTACATGCAGACCGCCATTGGTGTCCCCGCGCGCTACCAGACCCAGGCGTCCGATGCCGATCTCTATGGCGACGTGAACGGTAACGTCTTCCCCTACGGGGGATCGGCTGGGTTACATATGTCATCCATTGGTCAGCAGCGCGTTTACGGCGCGTTATTCCGGCATTCTCAGTGGTCGAACGCGGGCGGGAACGCGTTGCCGTTGACCGGCGGTACGATCGATGGACCGCTGTATGTAACCGGTGGTTTCCTCGCGCAAAGCAGTTTCGCGGCGTGGCAAGGTGTGACACTCGGTTTCAGTGGTGCGGGTGGTGCTGAAGCCACCGCCAACAGTGCCGTTGGCAATCGAGGGTTCCGTTTGCAGACCAACGGTGTTGACCGTTGGCGCGTTGGTGCTGACGCGACAGCGGAAGGCGGTGCCAATGCTGGTTCGGATTTCCAGATATACGGATTTCAAGACGGCGGCGGTCCTTACGGCGCGTTCCTGACGATCAAACGCTCGACCGGGGTAGTGAGCATTCCCGTTGGTGGGTTGGCGGTCACGGGTGTTACCGGGTTCAACGGTATAGCGCCGATCACCAAGCGCACCGGCTATGGCGCGCCGACTGGCACGGCGACACGTTCCACGTTCGTTACCGGATCGGTCACACTGCCGGTGTTGGCGGAACACGTCAAAGCACTGATCGATGACCTCACCGCATACGGACTGATTGGTGCATAATGTATCTCAAGAAGACATCCGCTAATCTCAACCCGCGTGGTGAACAGCCACAATCCAACTTGCAGATTAGCACGGTGCGTTCATTCGAAGGCGGATTGAACGTCTCCGATACTGATCTCAACATGTCGCCCAAATATGCGAAGGTATTGGACAACATCGAGCGTGCCATTGATGGATCATTGAGTGTGCGTCCAGGCACGTTGTTCATTGCCCAACTGTCTGATCCAAGCAACATCGTGAACTGTTATTACTTCAATGGCTTTGTCATCTCGGTGCAGTTCAATGGCGACATCACCAAGACCAATGGTGCTGGTGTTGTCACATTGATGCAGAAGACAGGTGCGAACCTGTGGCCAGCCGGTAGCGTCGAAGTCAACTTCACCATCTTCAACAGCGACCTGATTATCGTCAATGGCCGAGACAAACCAATCATTGTCAGCGGTGATCCAGTCAATGCTCGATATATGGAAGTCGAATTCCTGGTTGATCTGGCTACATCCACGAACGTGAATATGCCTATAGGCAAGTTCGTGATCGCACATTCACAATACACGATCATCGCAGGCGTGCCAAGCGAACCAAGTTCAATCTACGTGAGTGCTAAAGGCACAAGTGGGACATACTTCGGTGATCCTGCTCCGAACGATGCTATACAGCTTGATCTTGGTCCTCGTGTATCTCTTGGTTCTGCGACTATTACGGGCTTAGTAGCATATCGCGATAAGCTACTCGTGACGTTCGAACGTGGCGTGTTGCCAATCAACCTGGGCATATACACAGGCACACCGGGTGTTCACGCACCTACGGATGATGGATTCATTGAGGAATTCGGTTGCCTCACCCATCGATCACTTATCAGTGTTGGTGATGATACGTATTACGCAGACAACGTGGGTGTGAACTCCATATCACGTGTGAATGTGTTCAACACATTGCGGCCCATACGCACATCGCATCTGATCGATCCGCTGACCACTGAGTTGATCCAACCACTGACAATGGCACAGATCAGCCAGTATGTGTTTGCCATCTACGACTTGCGTAACTTCCGCTACATGCTATTCGTGCCACGGTTCGAGGCTGGTGTGTTGGTGGAAACGATTGGTTTCAGCTACATGCATATCCCATCACTGAAGATATCAGCATGGTCACGTCTACGTGGTTGGAAGTGGCAAGCCGCATGTCGCACATCATTGCAGAATGTGATATTCGCACAAGCCAACAAGCTGTATGCATATGACTTCGATGATGAAGTCGGTGCGCTTGACTTCCGTAATGACCCAGCGATAGCAGGTGGTGATGGTGTGCCAATCACGTTCGACTGGGAACTGCCATGGGCTGACTTCAAGCATCGCATGGATATCAAGATATCACGCTATATTGGACTCGATACGCAAGGCACAGGCAACTTCACAGTCGAGGGATATGTCGATAACATATTCAATTACCATGGCACACCCGCACCGATGCTATCCATGCATTTCGTAGGCGGCAACTCGGGTGGTTATGGCAATTCGCCATATGGTAATGCGCCATATGGTGGTGGTAGACGCACATCCGATGAGCGATTGTTCGCATGGACGACCAAGTTCAAGTTGCTCAAGCTGCGTCTGTTCGGCACGACAACCAAGAAGCTGAAATTCATCAGCGTGTCTATCGCATATATCCATGGCGGGATCAGGAGATAGACAATGACCACGCTAACACCGCATCTACGGCTCAATGTTCCGCTCTTCGATCAAATGCCATGGGACGAGGATGTAAACACCAACTGGGCACTGCTTGATGCCACCATTGGGATGGTTACTGCCATACCCAATCTGGTTGGTGTTTGGAAGAACGCCACGTCATACACATATGGCCAAACCGTGATCGACAGTGCGGATAGTAGCATATGGACATGTGTGCAGACACATCTGAGTAGTCCAGCGCCACTGTCGTTCGCGAATGAACGCATTTCGTTCCCCGCGCGTTGGGGACTCATAACGAATGGCGCTTCATTCTATGCGGCACAGGCAGCGACAAGTGCTGCTGATGCTGCGGCCAGTGCTGCGGCTGCGGCAGCAAGCGCTGGGTCGGTAACTGGTGTCGTGTTGAAGGCCGGTGACACAATGACCGGCTTCCTTACACTGCACTCCGATCCAACTGCTAACATGCATGCATCGACCAAACAGTATGTGGATGCACGTGTTGGCGGCGTGGGCTTCTTGCCATCCACAGGCGGCATACTGACGGGTAACCTGGAGGTTGGTGGCAATGGTGTCTCCTATACCAATCAGGCAGCGAATAAGCATGTCATGTCATTTGGGTGGAATGGCAGTGCACATACCACGCTTGTAGATGGTGTAGCCACGGGCAACCTTGCCACACAGGCATATGTCAGCGGTAGCTTCCTACCGATTAGTGGTGGAACTATCACTGGTGCACTGACCGTCAATGGTCAGATGAATACGGCAAGCACCTATGCCATCACAGGTAGTGGGGCAGCATTTTCCTCTGATGCATCCTACTCACACATCCAATGGGATGCGGCTGGTTGGAAACTACGTTATACACGTGCAAGTGGAGTACTTGAATACCTCGCTGCTGGGGTTACGCAGCTATTCTCGATAAATGGATCAGGTGGTGGTTATTTTCTTGGTGGTATGAGCACAGGTGGATCGGTAGCTGCCGCAGCGAATGTATATGCACGTGGTGGCAATGTCTACTGGGGTGCAGGTGATCGTTCGCATTTGTACAGTGACAACTCCACCTTCACATACCTACGCATGTTGGACCTTTATGGATGGCACCTGAATTGGGCCACTGGTCTGCTTGCATGGGAGCGATTCGATGGCACTGGTGTATTCACAATTGATCCTAGTGGTCATACCGCAACTGGTGGAAATCTAACGGTTGCCTCAAACATCCTGATTGGTAATGGTGCTGCTGGACGCATCCTGCAACTCGATCCTGGTGGTGGTGGTTGGCACTGGAGTTGGAACATATCCAATGGCAATGTGGTATGGGTTGGCGGTGGACTAAACTTCTTCGAGATGCGTGCGTCGGATGGATTGTGTGGCAACAATATCAATGCGATGTATGGTGTAGGCGCATACATCAACGCGTCCGATGAACGCATCAAGCTGAACATTCGTTCGTCTCCGTATGGCCTGGATGCAGTCATGCAGTTAGCACCGATTGAGTTTAGTCGCTTGTACACACCTGATCGCATAGAGCATGGCTTCTCAGCACAGCAAGTGCAGAAGGTATTGCCAGAAGCAGTATCCGTATACGGACAAGAGGAAGAAGACCCAATGCTGGGCGTATCACTTGATCCCATCGTCGTGGCACTGGTGAATGGCATGAAAGAATTGGCAACGCGCATGTCCGCATTGGAGGACAAATGAATACGCAACCAACCACACCACTGGCCGTGACCATGACGGCTGCGGAATGGGAGAATGTGATCAGTGTACTGCGCAAAGCTCCATACGAACAAGTAGCAGGTGCCATTCAGGTCATCGTTGCACAATGCATGACAGGGGTGGAGCGTGGAAATAGTTCCACTGGACGCGAATAACATTAGTTATGCTGTTGGACTGGCTGAGGAGATGCACAAGTTGAGCACGTTCGCGGATAGTGGTCCCGCATTCAACTGGGGACACTGTAAGGCCACGATGCTCTACGCGATGAACCATCCTGATTACTACTTCACACTGGCAATGGATGATGGAGTGTATGTCGGTGCGGTATGCGGACACGTTACGCCATTCTACTTCAGCCCAGACATGCTTGGTGTCGAGGAGGCATGGTATGTGCGTGATGGCACACGATATCGTGCATCCATCGGCATGCGACTCATGTATGGATTCGTAGAATGGTGTTTGGTTACGAAGCGTGCGGTGATGGTGCAATCTGGTGACGTTGCAGGCATACGTACGATTGGTGTCGATGCGTTGTATAGGCGTATGGGCTTCACACGCTATGGAGCGATCTACAGATATATGAGGGAAGCGTGATGTTCACTCCTGGTGGTCAGCCTGATCGACTCAATCGTGCGGCGTATGGTGGTAGCAAAGGTGGTGGTGGCGGTGGTTATACACCACCTGCTCCTATCGTGTTGACTGATCCAGTAACTGGTAAGTCATATGTGCAACAGGTTGACATGAATGGTCAACCGTTTGGTGATTCCGCACAGGACCAATTGAATGCTGGCATTGAACAACGCAAGACTGAAGAGAAGACAGCAAGTGATACTGCTGCCGCGAAGGTTGAGCAGGATAAGGCTGATGCACTAAACAAGTTCGGCACGAGCAAGACCAATGCCTACAACGATGCACTGAATAGCATCATTCATCAGTTCCAGCAGAAGGGCATCGATGCCAATCCATACCTGGAGTCGGACATCAAACCACTGCTGAACAGAACACAGAACACGATCAGAGACTTAGACCCAAATCCATCGGCTGCGTATGGCGCTGATCTGGGTACAAGTATCATCAATAGCCTTACAGAAGGTAAGCGTACAGGCTATGGCGATCAACTGAATAAGATATTCTCGCCATCGTATGCCGAGACCAACATACCTGATAGCCTCACAGGTCAATACTCGGACACGCTGCTCAATGAGCAATTCGACCCACTGCGTGCACAGCTTACCAACGCACAGAAGCGTGGTACACTCACGGATGTGGGCTACAACGCCGCGCTTGGCACACTAGGCCAGAAGCTATCCACGGGACGATCCACGATTGGTGATCTCGGCAAGACCATTATCGGTAGAGATCGTGGCGAGGTCAACGACTACATCGGCAATGCACGCAAGGATGCAAACGCGGCATCGTTGTCAACCATATTCGACCCAGGCACATACGAGCGTGGTGCGCGTAACCTCGTAGACACTGACGTGGCTAACTTCGGTGGTGCATTACGCAATGCGGTCGGTGGAACTAAGTTCGCTGACATCAGTGAGTTGATCAATGCCGGTGGTGCGGTGCAAGGTGCAACCAATCCGAGTGCGACTAATCCGCTTGGAGGACTCGGTGCGGCCATAGTTGCTGATGATCCGAACCTGCGGCGCGGTCTCGGTAACACAGGTGCGTTTTGAGCATACAAGTAGAACCACTCAAGAAGTGTTCACACTTGCTGAATGCGATCGTGGTCGAGTACTACGAGAAGACGATAGCACATGAATTCATGCCACCACTCGATATGGACTGGGATCAGATGGCAAAGCTAGAAGCACAAGACAAGTTCGTGGTCGTCACCTATCGGGACCACGACAAGCTGCATGGCTTCGTCACATACTTCATCAATCTGCATCCATTCCACAAGACCACAATATTCGCATCGTGTGGCACACTCGCAGTGAAGTTGGAGCATCGTGGCAAGGGCATAGCCAAGAAGCTACTGCATGCTGCTGAACCACTGCTGAAGATGTATGACGTGAAGATGATCATACACGGATATCGGACACTTTACAACGTGGAGCCGATATTCCCCAAACACGGCTACACGCTAACCGAGATGCAATACATGAAGGCTATATAACATGGTCGCAACAGCCGCTGCCATTGCCTCACTTATTGGCACAACCGTTGGTGTTGGCAGCACCATTGCTGGCACACTTGGTCGTGGCAACACGACAGCGGATCGTGGTCAAGCCATTGCTGCCGCACAGCTACAGGATGCACGCAACAATGACCAATACCAACGTGCGTTAGCCACGCTCATCAACCAGCGTAGCATCGCTGGTAGCACGGATACATATGGCAGTGCGTTGCAATACGATCCCGCGACCAATCAATGGGTCAGTAAACTAGGCGAACAGCCTAAGCAGGTGCAGGATGCCGCTGATCTCGCGGCCATATCACGCAACACCACAGACTTGCGACAAGCACAGGCTGCTAATGAACAAGCCGCGATACGTGCAACCAATGCTGGACCTGTAGCGGACACCGCACAACGCAACCTGCGCGATAATCGCGATATGCCATCCAGCACACTCGCTGGTCTACTACAGCAGCGTGCAACCGATGCAGCACGTGCCACATTCGACCCACTGACGGCTGACACGCTAAGGTCGTATCAACGCACAGGCACAGCGGCTGCACCAGTGATGGCTGCACTTGGCAAACAACAGTTTGAGTCATTACGCGATACACTCGCTGACTCGCAGATCAAAGCATTGACTGGTGTGGATGAGATAAATGCTAATCGACGACGGAGTTTGGAAAGCACGGCGGTGAACACAAATGCGCTTGCCACACCACAGTTCCAATACCCAGGCATTACTCCATCCGGTAACAAGGATGCATTGGCCAGCGCGGTTGCGGCACGTGCACAGCAAGGTGGTGTTGGTGCAGCCTATGGCATGGGTGGTGTGAACACAGGTGCGGGCCAAACACAGAATGCGTATAAGAACCTGATCGGTAGTCTAGCAACACCGAGCAATGCATTGCAGACGGCTGGTAAGGAGATTGGCACGGCACTGACGAATAAGAGTGTTGGTGATAACTTGTCTGCTGCATACAAGGGCTTGTTCAGTCCTGGAGAAAGTAGTGCGTATGATCCAGCGAAACTTGGCTATACCGCTGGTGGTGCAGGCGCTCAGACGTTGACTGATCTGGGTTTCTACAAGCCGCTTGAAGGTGGATTTGGGAGTTCATAACAATGCCATCCTCAACATCTGGCTACGGTGCATACAATCCAGCAGCGGTTGATCCGTATCCAATCGAAACTGATCTGGCCAAGCTTGCAGTTGGCAACAGTCCTGAGAACGCAGCCAACCTGCTCGACCTATACCAGTTGCAGCGCACGACTGATGCGGCCAACTATGGCCACGAGATGGGCATACAGCATGACTTTGCTAAGCAACAACTTGCTCAGCAATTGCAGGAGACATATCTCAAAGAAGCCATGACGGCAATACAACACCGTGGCGGTGCATCAGCATACAACCAAATTGTTGGACCAGGACGTGCTCTTAGCGCCGATCTTACAAGTAGTGTCGAAGGTGGGCTCACTGGTTTGCAGAATGCCAAAATACTTGAGCAAGCAGGATCAGGAGCAAAGAGTGCAGCGGAAGCAGGACGTGATATAACTGATGAGCAAGCTGCTCGTGCATCGAATGGTTTGCTTGGACCATTCGGCATACCATTATCAACACGCAATATCATGCTCAGGGAAGCTGGCGCAAACGCACGACATGCAGGTGGAGGTGCAGACACACGTGGCCCATCACAAGGCTTTGATGTAATGACTCCATTTGGTCCATCACACCTTAGCTATGGGAGCAAGATACCAACTGAGCGTGTCTTTCAGGATTTGGAAAGACGTGGTGTCCCACGTGTTGAACAAACAGAAACTCCTAAACCATTACCATCTAAGGATAGTGCACCAACAACAAGCCCAGCTGCATCCAGCAAAACACGTTTACAAGAGAACCCAAATCGTAGGCAAGCACCAGCAGTAGCAGCTAACGAATCGCCAGGAGTTAGAGCAAAACAACAAGTATTCATGAACAACCTAAACAATCCACGCACGCAAGCACATCCAGGCTATGCTGACATTGTAGCAGGCGCAAAGACAAATGGTGGTAGGCCACAAGTCGATCCACAGACGAACCAATACATAGGAGCAACTGGTAAGAGATACCAATGAGCGGACAACTCCTATCGTTACTCAGTGGTGAACAGGCTCGCACGCCTGAAGAAATCATGGCTGCGAATGAGCGAACAGTCAAGTCGCTCATACCAGCGCCCAATGCAGCATTGTCCATGCCTCTTGCATTGGCGTTCCCTGATCGAAACTTACCAGGACCAATTCTGAATAACATTCCAGCTATGGGAGTGGCCGAAGCATATGGTGGTATGCTCAACTTCCTTGGCACGCATGGCGCAAACATTCTAAACAAGACATTTGGTCTCAACATTCCTAATCCTCCTGAGTTCCTGAAGAATGCGGGTGAACACTTCGAGGAAACACGTGCTGATATAAAGGAAGGCATTGCCAACTACTCAGGCGGCGTGCTGCCTGAGCCAAACATGAATACGTTGGAGGGCACGTTCGCAGATGTGCTTGGCACATCATTGGCCAGTGGTGTTGGTGTTGGACCGCCTGCACTTGCGCGAGCGGTGACAAGACTTGCACCATATGGGACCAAGACAATCGCAGGTGCACTCGTAGCACCGCTATCTACACAGCCTGAGATGTTGCCACGACTAGCTGCCATCAACCTGGGTGTTGGTGGTGCACAGGAAGCTATCAGCAACATAGTTGATCCACAGCCCGAAGCAGTAACGGAGATGCAGCCTGTTCCTGCTGGAACAGAATTGCCTGTGCCACCAATACCACCTGCTGTTATTCCTCCGCCTTCTCCTGCTAAGGAAGAAGCTGCGCTGACATTACCATCAATCTCTAATCCATTCATATCATCGGCTGAAGCAGCAACACCAAAACAACCTGCACCTGCATCAATCAGTGATACATTCCAGGCACCAGCGCCTACATCAACCAACTCTATCAGTGATACATTCCAGGAGCCTGTCACAGCCACATTCACACAACAAGGTGTAACAGGAACGCCGGTATGGCAATCACTTGCTGAAGTCGCTGCTGGCGTGCTTGGCATTATCGGTGGCAGGAAGTTGTATCGCAAAGGTGCAGAGTATACACAAGCCGCACGTGATGCACGCATAGCTGATCCTGATTTCGCAGCCAGAGTGAATGACTACAATGCTGAAGTCATAGCACGCGGTCCTGGCACGCCAGCCATTCCTCCTGGTGGTGAACCAGTAACTGGATTAGTTCCACAAGGCAACGTGGTGCGGCGTGGTGCGGTATACACAGCAGACAAGCTGGTGAATGAGGCTGCACGTGATCAGAACTATATCAAGCTCACGAGTGATAATCCCAACACGGCTGAGCGACTGGCTGCTGCCGTCGGTAACATGTATGACACGCAGTTGTCAGACACCAAGGTGCGCCAATTCATGCGTACTGGCTTTGATCGAGATACAGGAATACAGATTCCAAGTCCTGCTAAGTGGGTAGCTGATCATGCTACTTTGCCTGTAGCAAGGCAGAGTGTAATAGATCAAGGCTTACAAGCATTGAATGAACAGGACAACCGTGTCCGCAACAGGAGAGCATTCGCCGCAGCAAATCCAGGCAGAACACCAACAAATGCAGACACTAGACATGATCTGATTGGTAAGACAGATGCCGACCTCAATGGTATGGTTGCGGCCATGCGGAGTGATCCACAACTCCGTGAGATGGAAGAACGCTACAAGGCCATACACAATGGCATCATAGACATTGGTGGTCATTCTGCATATGGCTTCTTCGACGCAGGAGAAGTCGGCAATCTCAAGTCACAGCGACCAAATTATGTAGCAGAGCATGATCTGCATGGTAGGCTCATGCATCCGCTTGGTCCACGCGATACCAGCGCACTCACTGGTCAAGCGCAGATGAGCATTAGCCCAGCACATGCGATGGGTAATCACATTGAGCGGTTATATCCACTATTCACTGAGGCCAGGATTAAGGCCCAACTCATGGACCACATGCTGGATTGGCAGCGGTCTCCTGGTGCGCCTAAGTTTATCACTCCAGTGAATGCACCGACAGGTCATCATGCATCATACTACGCATCGCCATTCAATGAGATAGGCGGTCAACCACGTGATCCTATTATCACTATTCGCAAGAACGGAGCCAAGCAATATCGTATCGATGATCCAGACGGCTACCATATCTTCAACTCGAAAGGCGATAGTGCAGCACGTGTACGGCTTGATGTCATAGGCAAGCTACGACAAGCATATACCAAAGGCACGACAGGCATTGCATCGCTTGCTACTGGACGTGCAACTCCAATACGCAATATGTTCTACACACCTATGGCTGGTGCCGTGAACATGACACGAGAAGGCTATGCAGGATATACCGATCGGTTCGTGAAGCAGCGACTTGGTATTGATAGTAGCTTGGCACGTGCTGCTGATATGTGGATCAATCCACCTGCTACCATGGCACACTATGCAGTGGATGTTGCGAACAGACAGTTCACCAGACGTATGGCAGAACTAACACATCCATCATCGCCCAGCATATGGAACCAATATATGCGGTCGATGCTTGATCCCGCAACTGCAAACTCTATCCACAATGCCATGATGACACGTTGGCAGAATAGCAACGCAGCATGGCGACAAAGCCAGTACTTGGAAGGGCATGGTTCACCTGTGAAGGTGGATGCTCCAGGTATTGTCGCTGGTAAGGGACGTTTGAACTTCAACAGGAATGCAGATATCGGATACCGCTCCGAGATGGCACGCCTTGTTCCGCAATCATACTTTGCAAAGAATTGGTTAGGCTTCAAGCCCAAGGCCATACAACTTCACAACATGATTGGTGAAGCATATGGTAATATGAATGACGCTGGCGTCAACTTCTTCGCTGATATCAACAGACGCAATCCAAACCTTGGACCAGAACGCCTCACGTATGAGATGCGTAACATAGCTGGTAATCCAGGACGCAAGGGTAGCGGCAAGCTGATGGGTGGACTCAATACAGCACTGCCATGGCTGAACATATCCGCACAGGGCATAGGACGTGCATGGCGTGCTAAGGGTGAGCGTCCTATAGGCACACCAGTTACACTGGCTATGGGACTTGGCTCTATGGCAGCAGCGGTATTGCTTACTGCTATGCGTTCACCTGAACATATGGATTGGTTACAAAATCAACTCTCGTTGCAACAACGTGAAGCCAATGTGCCATTGTCATTGAATGATGATCCAACCAAGCCAACCATGTTACCACTTGAGCAAGACTTACGGCTATCATTTGCATACATGCTCGATCTCATGTCCAAGACAATCAACATCGCAGCAGCAAAGCATGATCCTGATGTGTTCAAGGCTATATGGGAAGGCTTAACCAACTTCCTTGGCGGCCATATAACCAATAGCAATGCAGATGCCATGACACATGCTACCATAGACCAATATGGTGTTGTTAATCTACCACCATATCTGGGAAGCATTGATTACAATGGTATCGTGCATGGTAAGGGCATCATAGACGCATACCGTCCACCTGCCGGTGGTGGTTATGGCAAAGGTGTGCCAGGGGAAGGAGCCGATGCGCCGCTTGACAGCAAGAATGGAAAGATATTCGAGGACATGCTATCAACTGTGATCGGATCGGTTGCACATGCCCTAGTGGATATGCCCAATAACACATACCGTTATCATACACAAGGTCATGGCTGGTTGGATAGTGCAGGTATGGCAGGACGTGATTGGTTACACAATACACGTCAGGCAAATCTGCCGTTCAACAACGTGGTTATGGAAACGCAGATGCGTTTATCACTCAATCCACCAATTGCAGCAGCACTCAGACCAACGCTCGATGATCTTATCAAGTTACCAACCAAATCTCAGCCATCGCGTGAAGGATTTACATCAGGCAAAATGCCATTGCCTGTGCCTGAGACAGTAAACAAAGCAGTTAGCAATGACCCATACATGCAACACATGCTGATAGTTGCTAATGGCTGGAAGAATAGAATTGATAAAGCCATGGAACCAATTAAACAAATCAAGACACAGATGCATGGTGTAGAGAAGCAAGGCATGGACCCAGCCAGACGCACTGCATGGCTGAATGATCAGACACGTGTGATGACTGATAAATACAAGCTGGTGGATGCATATGTACAGGATATGTATTGGAACTTAAGTAAGCTGGCGGGCAAAGATATAAACAAGCTAAGCGATATACGTTGGAATGAGGGCCGTGAGCAATTTGCTAAGTGAAATGATCTAATATCTTCTCACCGATCCCCCGGTCCAGCAGCTTCTCGGTCCCCCTGAAATATTCCGTAGGCCGTCCTCGATCCGGCATGGACTGGAACCGCTGCACCACCTTGAACTCATGCATACATTCCATAAGCACCGATAACTCACTGCTGTGTATCCAATACCTACACTTGCGTTGCAATATGTGTCTGGGTATGGGGTCCATACCTTTGCTGATCAACAGGCTACGTATCACATCGAATGCAGCAGCATACTTGCTTCGTGATATGCCATACTCGAACATGGCACCGCTCGACATCTTGATAGCATCAATCAGCTTGATGGCAAGCGCAACATGCTTGTGTTGAATCTCCCAACTATCGTCATTGATCCCAAGCAGTGCGGCAATGCGCAATACGTGTGAGTCCTCACGCGCTTCGAACGATTGCTTGAATGGATCAGTACTGTGATCACGTGTTGCATACCATTCACTGAACAGGCCAAGTGCTGAGTCTATAATACGAATAGGATCACATTCAGTAGCACGGCGACGAGTGTAATGCAGAGTATCGACAAGATCATCTCTGGCATTCGCATTGTCCTCCTCCATGGGCCATGGTATGCTCTGCTTAGGCTCATTCGATACGACAAACATGCAGCGTGATGAGAAACCGCCCTCCACGACCTTCGGGTTGACTGTCTTCAGCAACCAGATCGGTGTGCTACCACTGATCAATGATACCCACACATCACGTTGCTCAGACAGGCCACGTGATATGGTTCCACCTTGTCTACTTGCTGGACAATCGTACAGATCCGTGAGTGTAGCGGGCATGTTGACCAAGTAGGCTTCACTGCCCATGAATACGGCCAACTCAGGCACACCGATGGCAACCTGACCACTGCCATGCAGCTTAGACCGCTCATGGATTATGTGATCAAGGTGTTCACTGGTCAGCTTGGCATCGATGATACCGAGCGTGTCATCACCCGCATACAGGTCGCGTATTAGGCCCAATGCCATGTTCACACTGGTGGTCTTGCGTGGTATACCGCTGTCACCTACCAGTATGAGATACATGTTGAGGTAGACAGGCGCACGTGGCCGCGCTACATAAGTAGCACGACCACATGCACATGCCAGACACCACAGTGCACCCCATAGATCGTATGCATGCGCTGTCTCTTGCGTAGACATGAACCGCAAGTAGCGTGCGATGAATGAGTCCACAGGCACACTGTTATAGTATGGATTCATGGCAACTTGATCTCATCGACGGTATCAGACTCACCATCCCATGAGAATAATCTACCACAGGTCGTTGTAATCAGTAACAGATTGCGGAAACGACATATACCATTGATACCATCTGCATCCTCAGGCAAAGGAACAGATTTACTAAGTCCATGTGTTAGTCTGATGTGGTGAAGTGTTACTTCACTTTCGAAATCCTGCTCCACCTGTGCACTCCCTGCTCATCTGCCACGGACACACCAAGTTCCGCTGGCACAATCAGCATACCAGGATCATCCACACCCCGCAATCGGTTCTGGACCGAATTGATATAGAGTGGCTTCTCGGCGTGCTTGCGCATGATGTGCCGCACCGCGTCACCATCCTCATGCTTATTCAATGCAATGTTCGCATCATGGACATTGATCATAATGCGCGCGGTCGGTGGCCATTCGGGATCGTGATGACAGGCGTAGATTACCGACGATGTATGATCACCATTGATCGACTGTGGTTCGAATGCGACGATTGCCTCAAGCGCAGCCTCGTCCCACCGCTCCATCAGGAGCCATCGTCGTCCGAGGCATGTTGTAATAGCACGGTCCCTGCGGACGAGGTTAGCCAAGTCATCCCACCACATGTGGATTTCTGGAGTTGCCATGTGGTATAGCCGATACGCTTGTTCAGCTTCGATAGCTGCGAGGCCAGTGACGGTGGCGAGCTTATCTGCGGCCATACGGTAGTTGAGTCCGTGTCGGCATCGCTTTGCCACAAAGCGGATGGTAGGTAGACCTCCTCCATCTCGGTCGTAGATCGGAACTTGGTCATATGGCACCTTGAACATCTCTGAAGCTAATGCACAATGTGCATCATAAGTTCCAGGATGTAAACGAGCTTGTTCGAATTGGTCAATCCATTTGGGTATGTGTGCTAAGTATGCCACAATACGAGCCTCGATCTGGGACATGTCATAGTAGCTAAACTCCCAACCTGGAGGAGCAATGAACATGTTCTTTGCCTGCTCAGGTATGTTCTGCATGTTCAGTCCACTACCCCAGGCTGTTTGACTGCTGCTGAGCCGCCCGGGCGCAGAGGCAACTCCTGTTTGCTTGTATGCGCAGCGCCACCTACCGTCGTCGTCTGGCTTGGCATTGATGTAGGTGGAGACGAATTTGGATTGGGATAAGTAGTCATCAATAGCTTCGATAAGACTGCCAACTGCTGGGCTTGTTCGCGGATGTTTTCTAATACGATCTCTATTCTCCTTATCTGTGCTTGTTCCTCGTCCGACCACATGTAGGTCTGAGAAGAAGAGTTTAGCAAGCTGTTGGTGACTTCGTGGATTAAACTCATAGCTGCCATCGCCAAGTGCCGCACGTGCCTTGCTTTGGCATAGTTCGTTTGCTTTAACGAGTCCTCGCTCAAGTCGTTCACTGAGTTCGGATTTGAGTCGCTCATCTACTTGCACTCCATTGATTGTCATCTCCACGAGTTCGGGCTGTAGCCGCATCACATGATTGTGGAAGCGATCATGTTGGCCACTGTCCAGTAGTTCCTGTTCCATCTTCTCAGCAGCGATACGCGTAATACAACAGTCCTTCACATTGTATTCCCAGAATGCATCGATGTCGCCTTCCTCCTTCCATAGTTTGCCTTCATCCTTGTAGTGAGGATGATCAGTATATTGCGCAGTGATGAAGCCGAGGTCGTGCGGCAAGCCTGGATATAGAAAATGATGTGCAAGCATTGTGTCGAACCAATGCGGGTTGACACGAATGCGGTCCTTATACCATAACCACGTCGCATCATAGTGACCGTTCTGTGCCACAAACCTCGTTCCCGGGCTAGCCAGTAGCGACTGAGCCGCAAGCCTGATGTCACGCTCCTGTGTTGTAGTGTAGTGGTTCTCTCCTTGGCTACGGAAGTTAATACAAATTCCCATGTCGTTCGATGGAGCAAAACCAATACATGCTGTCTCACCAGCCATGGTCTCGATGTCGTAAGCAATCGGTGATTGTAGTGTGTGGGCATATCGTAGGAAGTCGAGAGCTTCTGTATAGCTTGGATTGATGAGACACTCGATACGTGGAACACTAAACGTCCCCTTGATTAGCTTCTGTAACTTGCCCAAGTCCATGCGAAACACCACCTCCATTCGTGGTTCGCGCATGACATGTGCAGGATTGAATGTGCACAGCACCTGTATTACTCGTCCAGAGATCACTAACGGGAACACGCTGCCTCGTTTGTCGGTTATACCAGTAATCCCTACCAATGCTTCGAGTGCGTAGTTCCCAAGTGCGACCACATATTTCAAGTTCGGCAGCCGACTCAGTTCCTCGTGTAGAATGTGTTGCCATATCACACGCTCCTGCTTGGGCAGTGTTTGCTTCTCACGTCGTGGCTTCAACTCATGTGCTTCAGCACTACTCACGAGTTTGCGCTTGACCACATTGGTGATGTAGACATCATTGCGTCCCAGCTTGTCCTTGCGTAGGATGTTCCACAAGTAATGACCACTGCCTCCTATCAGTGGCATGTGTTGCTGCAACTCACGTTCACCTGGAGCTTCGGCAACCACGGCAATCGTGGAGTTGAGGTTGCCACCACTACCACAGTCGAATTCCATGCCCGCACCATGACACAGTGCACGCAACTCAGTGTTAGCCTCGGCTATGGACTTGAATGGTTCAAGCATCATGGCTTCTATCCTACATGCTTGGTTGACTTGCTCAACGACATCATGTCGGTGAACACAGTGCAATACTCACGTGCACGTGTCACTGCTGTATAGAAGTTACGACGAGACTGCGCCCATATGGTTGCCTTGTTCAACACGTACGCCACGTGCTTATACTCACTGCCTTGGCACTTGTGTGTCGTCAGCACATACGCATGGTCTATGTTCCTGCGTGGGTCCTGTTCCACTGCACGCCCATCACTATACACAACCACCAACAGCGGCGGGATGATCACGGTACGATCACCAAAGTCTATCTCGACACTACCCTCCTCGTAGTTGATGTTGATGACCTTGCCAACTTCACCATTGAACGCGAAGCTACCATCGTCGTGGCCCAGATCATATGTGTTCGCGGTATACACCACCTTGCTGCCTACCTGCACGCGGATAGGTGGCTGCTGCACATTGCCCATGCGGTAACGTGGTAACTCAATGAATGGACGAGCACGATCCCAGAACATGGATTGCAATACGATGTTTAGCTTCTGCGTGCCGATCCAACTCTTGTTCATACACGTGATGATTTGATGATCATTATCTGAGTAGTCGTGTCCAGACGCAAGGGACAACTCGACAAATTCCTGCACTGCACGGACAGGGTTGTCCGTTTGCCGTAACGCGAAGTCGTTACTGTTGCGGGGCATGCGTCCTTGCAGGATAAGTGCACCATTACTTGCGATACCGGACCCCTCATCGTGCCGATGGATCGTGTCCAGCACAAGCCCACCAAACTTCTCAAGCGCCGCCATGAAGGCAGAAGGTTGACCATCTAATCTCTTATCCTCTTCGATAGGACGTAGCTGGTTTACGTCACCAAACATGCACAGTCGTGCGCCTGACTTCAGTGCATTGATCAGTGCGCGGTGTATGTCCTGGTTCACCATGGCATATTCATCACACAGTATGGTGTCGTATTGCAATGGCTTGGCACGATCATATCGTGGACCAGTGGACACCTGTACCATCTTGGTTCCACCTTTCTTCTCGTCTTCAACCTCCAGGTCTACTGGCATACCGTAGCCAAGCATACGATGGTTGGTCATCGCATCGAGGCCAGTCACCTCACGTATGCGCTTGGCTGCCTTGCCTGTTGGTGCACTGGTCTGCACACCATAGCCAGCCTCACTTAGCCTGTCGGATACCTCCTTCATAATCAGTGTCTTGCCTGTTCCGGCTTTGCCAGTCACAGCAACGATACGCTTACGCACATCACAGCATGCATCTATAGCAGCATGCTGCTTGTCATCATACACGATGTCCATGGTTGTTCCACTTCTTGTATACCAAACCGCAGGGAGAGGAACGCACCGCTGCCAAGAGACAGCGGTGCGTTGTTATATTACTCCGCAGCAGCCCTCATCGGCTGGCCCGGACGTGACACTGGAACGATGCCACGCAGGTAGAATGCATGAGGATAGTCCTCATTATCCATCAGTTCCATGATGGCTTCAGCATTACGCTCCACCTTCACGAGACGGATACGTGACTTGTCGAAGTGCGTAGGCTCACCATTGTCATCCAACACCTGGATGACGAAGAACGCAGGCTTGGCCACGCTCGCACTGCGCTTACGCTTACGCTTGGCTGGGGTCTCACCATTGGTAGACGCAGCCGTTTGGGTAGCAGACATATTCAACTCCTGTTGGTTTGGTAACGCCCAGATAATAGGTCATGTGATCACACAACGCAAGCCATGTGACCACACTTATGCACAACTTATGCTGCGAGGATACGCGAAATCTGCACGCTTGCCTCATCACGGAATGCGTCTGGCGCACGATGCGTCAGATCAACCGTAGCCGTCAGGCCAATGAGTGAGTTGAGATCAATGGACCGACCGAGCGGACCACCGATTTTCTCAAGGAATACACGCCAGCGATGCATGTTGGTGGGAGTGTCAGCAGTCTTCAGGAAGTTGTACTGAAGAATGATACCATCAGGATCACCATCCTGGAAGTCGGCAGGATAGGACTCCGCATTGATACGGAACGTGATCTGTGCGAACTCACCAGCATTGCCTTGCTTCTTAATCGCACCGATGATTTCCGCAGGGTATGGACCTACGGGTAGAAGCGGAGGCGGTGGTGCGTTGGTGATGTCGTTGCTGAAACTCAGGATAGATTCTGACATGGGGGTTGATCCTCATATGGATGTGGATTATATGTGGAGAAGACTTCCACCTGTGGGATGCATGTGGTTTGTCTTGTTCACACTTGTGCAACTATTAAGGTCATCGTGCTTGGCATGATGGCCTTACTTTTTTATTACTCCTCTACTTGGGGTTGCGACAGGCAACGCTAGCTTCTTCCCACCACCAGCTTGCCATGCGTGATACCACTCGGCTATGCCTTCGCCTTGTTGTGTATCAGCATCATAGTGCCATACAAACTCAGGCTTGTCGGATACAAACAAGCGAGACTTCATAGGCTTACGCAATCGGCACGGACGTATGGCGATACGACGTTCCGTGCCTGTATCACTTAGGTTCCACACCTCATTGAAGCGCAGACCAACTTGGTTAGCTGTGCCCTCGCTCAGTGCCATGGTCACACTGATAGGCACACCCTCGCTATTACGATCCGCCGCACCCTCATGCGTGATGAGGATCAGGTGGCGTTTGTGTTCCGCACATATCCGCATGATTGCAATGGTCGCACGCAGCACACTGGCATTGCGAAACGTGTATCCATGCATACCCGGCCGTTCGATCGTTGACTTGTTGAATATCACGCTGTTCTGCAATGCCGCATACGCAAGCGTGGTCATGCTATCAACCACCACGGTCTCGATGTCGGGACGGGCAAGCAGTATCTTACCAATACCATACGGATCAGGCAAACCAAGTTGAGTGATCAACCTGATCGGTGACTCACTTGCCAGATTGAGCACAGCTATATCATTACGATCAGCCAGTGATAGTTCACCACCGGGGTCCAGCATGAGGAACAGCTTGACTCCAGGTGCGGTCGCGGCGAGCGTTGTCTTACCACTACCACTATCACCCCATAGCAGCATCTGTAGTTGCACGTTGTCCACACGTGGAGACGTTATCGGTATGCCTCCACCCATCAATGGCGGTTCATCATCCATTAGTAATCATCTCCTGCCTCAACCAACTCCTGGATGGATTTATTGTGTTCGATCAACACGGCACAGACGAGTATCAATGCCTCCTTCGTATCAACGTCACTGATCTTCTCAGCTAACACAGCCAATGCTTTGAGTGTTCTTGCAATTACGACTTCATCCATGTTCGGCTCCTGTTTTGCATGTGTCAATACCACAACATGTGGTATCGCGATTAGTCAACTACACACAACATGTGGTCACTCGTTGCCAATCCCATCCAGGATTGGTTTGTTCAGTGGCGACCATTCATTGTCCACCATATCATTCACGATACGATGTTGTTCCTCGTCATCCGCATCGCAGAATGGGATCATTGAGCATGGCCGGAAGTAGCGATTGCAACTGTGTGTATACTTCGGTGCATCGAATGGATTACCAGCATACTGTCTGGTCAACTGGATGGTATGCACTAACCAGTCTATCCATCTGGCATAGTGGTAGTCGTATCGTGGAACCACCTCGCGCACATAACCACCAAGGTCATAAGTGCGAGGTAGAGGGATAGCCAAGCCAAGTACCTCTGCCTTGTTGACAGGTTCCTGGATGAACGTAGCAGCAGCAATACAGTAGCCCGTGATCTGATGACTGAGCAGGAATGAGTTAGACCACGCATCACCTAGCCTGCTTGCTGTCTTGTTGTCATGGATACTCAACTCATTGCGTGTGTTGTAATGGATGCCATCGATCCGACCCGTTAAGCGGAACTCCATGTGTGCTTTCGGTATGATAGGCAGGCCACTGATATCTACCACAAGATCGAACGGTATCTCGATACCCACATCCGATAGCGGGTTGTCTACATCACGCATCCACACGGGATGATCCCACCGCCATCGATTGACATACGCATACAGGCATTCCTCCAGGTTGCTCAGCGTGCGTCGCTTATCACGTGGATCATCGTAGAACCCAGATGTCTCCAACACAGCCAGACCACCTGTCTTGGCCACGTCTATCTTATCGATACACATCTCCAGTGCATTGTTGATATATACCATACGCTCCGCACCAAACAGGCGCATCATCTGGTGGTCCCATAACGCATCCTGGAATGCAGGTCTGGCATCATGCTGTTGCATCAACGACACCAGCCGGATGAACGAGAAGCATTCATGCATTGCGCTGCCAGCCTCCAGTGCCATGGCTCTGCCTTCGGACGGCATCTGCTTATGCAATTGATACCTGAGTATCCCATACGTGGGACATGTGTTGACCGCGCTCAACTTGGTGTGATCATACGTCTCCAGATGCACATCATCGGCAGTTGCCATACGGAAGCTAGCCTTGTGGTTCATCATCCCGTACATTCCTCTCCAACATATCCAGCTTGGCTTGTATGCCATTACCGATGATTAGGAAGCGTTCTGTCTGTTCACTGATACCAACGATCAACTCAGCAGCATCCTGCATGTTGGTTCGCAATGCACTGAGGTCTTCGCATATAGACTCAAGCGTGATGACAACGCCACGCTCGAAGCCATTGGCTGCGATGTTCGTTCGCACATCACGTGCCTTGATGCTCATTGCATACCTCCTTGTTCCACGTTGTTATCCTCCTGTGTGCTATGCACGATGAAGTACTTAGGTGTTATGTGTTTCACCTTACCTGCTTTGTTCCAATGTGTAAGACGGCTGCCTGCTGTGCCGATTGGTAGATGTGCAACCTCTGCTAGTTCTCTGGCTGTAAGACCTTTACTACCCGCAGCTTCTAGTGCAAGAGCAATCGCGTTGTCTGTCTTACTGGTTGCTGGTCGTCCTCTTTTGTTTGGACGTTTCACGGACACAACAACTGGTTGCTGTTGCTCCAACTCCTTGAGCATCTGTGTATACACATCAATGCGTGCCTTGATCGCAGTCATCTCGTTGACCAATGCGATACGCTTATCTTCTATCCACTTCTTGACTACGAGTGTGCTTGTCTTGTTCAGTTCCATGTGCTTGGCCTTCTATTTATTTATAAGATCGAAACTGTCTGGATATTCTGTCTCCAACATAATGGAAACATAGACGGTTCCGAACTCTGTGTTGAACTTGAACTTCTCCCATTGATCCATGTGATTGGCCCACTCTATACAAGATTTCACAAGTGCATCCCATGCCTTGTCTGTTTCTATTGTCATGTGCTTGTTCCTATGCTTGTAACTCGAACACCTTCAGTCGAACCTTGTGGATCAGCTTCTCCACCTTGGCTTCTTCTACTTCCAGCTTATCGAGTGCACGCTTAGCTACCTTGTATGCTTTCTCATACGACAACCAATCAACGAGGCGAGCGTCGTCAGCCTTGACCTTGGCTATAGCTTCTAGCTTCTGCACACGTGCCAGTCGCCGCTCACGTATAGCTGCGAGCATGGCATCAAGTTCATCAACTGATAGCTGATTGATAGCAGCACGTTCGGTTGGTGTATCATTCATCTTGTTCTTCCAGCAATGTGTCTAGCACACGTTGGTATGCGTCACGTGCACCTCGCCGATAAGCAAGGATCACAGGGTTTCCTCCTGCCTCTGGCAAGGCCAAGAATGGAGGCTCCAATTCCTTGATGGCTTGCCTAAGTTGTTCGATTACTACAGGAGATATACTCATTCGTTCTCCTCCATTGCGATGATGTGCTTGTTCAGCGCATGGATTTGCTTGCGTGCCTTGACACTGGCACTCTCCAGTGTAGGAGCCGAGCCCATGTATGGGTATGTGCGCTTATAGTTTACTGTCCACACCCATTGCTCAGACTTAGGCGCACGTGGATCGAACGTGCACGTATACTTCTGTCCACCGTGCTCGAATGTCTGTGACTTAGGCGGTATTGGTTTGCGTTCACTCATGTGTATTACCTTACCCACGTTGTTACTCCTTAACACAAGCAGCACCATGCCCTTGTGAGGACATGGTGCACTTATGCTTGGCCTACGTCAATCGTTGGTCAGTAGGTAGGTAGAGAACACGTGAGCAGGACGGGACTTAGACGATGCACTTGCAATGGCTTCGTCCAGTGTCTTGTTTGGCACACCATGCTCAACCAGATAAGCAAGCAGCTTCTCAGTGTTGATACGAGTAGCCGCACCACTCACATTCAAGCTAATGGCTACGTTATCGCCACTGAACAGCACTTCCTTCGTGCCTTCAGGACGTGGGTCCTTCTCTTTATCCAGCATGATACCGGCTTTGATACATGCCTTCTCAGCTAACTCCTTTCGTTTGTTTGCAAGTGACACGAGTTGGTGTGATACCCATAGGTCATACGCATAGCTGTCTGCGTTGTTGGTGGATGGTGGCATCTTGGTGCCATTGCCCTTGCCGATACTGGCAAAGGCGGTATTCACTTTGTCCACGAGTTTGTTCTTGTCTGACGATAGCATCTGCTAGGTCCCTTCGTTGATCCATGAATATGCTCGTTGTGTTAGACGCCTACGTGCATGGCGTTGATCGATACGATCCTTCTCCTGTTGCATTGCGGATACGAATGCATCTGCTGCAACCTTTGACCAGTTGATCGTATCACCATACTCCTTCATCTGGCTACGCAGTGAAGTGGATATGTAGATATTCACTTGTCCTTTCCTTTCTTCATTATACCTATAGTATAGCACAACCATGTGCTTGTGTCAAGTCTACGCCAACTCTAGTCGTCTCCACGCTGGTGTCTCAACCCAACGCGCCACATTGAGTTCACGCTTTAGCATAGTCGCGGCAACACTATCCTGTGCTTCAGTTGTAGCACGCAACTTGAACTCACCCTCCGCATGTGATGCGTAGTATGTCATTGCACTATACACCGACCACAAGTTCGGTCCACGTTCTTCCTGTTCACGCAGGTATTGCATGCCCAGGTTCTCGCATAGTTTGTCACTCGCGGCCAATTCCTTGAACAAATCCATCGCAGCTGCATGTTTCACAGGTGTTTGCGTCCACTTTGCCCACTTGGTTTGGTTATTCGCGAACGTCTCCAGTGCACGTTCGATGATACGATCCACGCCTGTGATCACGAGGCCACTCGTGTGCTTGTTGTATGTTGACTGGTGTTCACCACTGATGATGCCATTGGTGCAGAAGAAATCGATTGCTCCACTGTGGATGCGTAGTGCGGAACCGCCATAGCCATTCTGCACGATGGTTCGGAACGCAATGTCTGACTTTGCATCACGTCCCAGGTTGCACTTGATGTTGGGGAAGATGTATTCGCGGTAGCACATACGTCCATATCCTGACACCCTGTCCTTAATTTGAACTCCATCCAAGGTATGTGCAGGCATTACCTTGCGCATGGTTTGCTCCACACGCCCAAACAGTTCCTTGTTGTGGATGAGTTGATAGCCAGTGCCCACCACACCCAGCACATGCACACTCTCCTCATTGAGTGTCATTGTATCATCCACATCTGGAACACGGATGATGGCCTTATGTGTGTTGATACGTTGGTATCCACCAGCACGCGTTTGCCATCCTACTCTGCGTTCACCTACTGGGAACATGATGGACGATGGTTTGGCATTGTGTTCAGCGAACGGATCGTGTTCGGGTGGGATAGGGCTGACGTTATCCCAGGTTGCATCGAGTGGCATGTTATTCTCCTGTCCACATGTTGGTTTTAGTATCCCACGTATATCCCCACGCAGTCATATCATGGTTGAGCGGATCATCACACATGCAACTACCATCTGCACGGTAATGTTTAGCCAAGAGGATACAGTTTGGGCAATTCATTATAACTGATTGCTGGATGTCACGTATATCAGTTTCGACTGGTTTACCTTGTGCATCAAGTATTAGTTTGCTGAAGCGTGTCATGTTAGATACTCAGTTTGGGTTTGCCAGCGATTATGGCACCGGCCACACGTCGTGGCGTGATTGTTTGCAGTCGTTTAGCAGATGGGCCATGGAATTTAGGCACATCTGGTTGTTTAAGTGATTTCGGTGTGACTGAGTTTGTCACTGTTGGGAGTGTCGTTTGGATTGGTTTGATAGGTTTGATTCCGGACACGGTTGGTTAGCTCCTCTAGTTTGTACTCGTGCTGTGCACTGGTGGCTTGGAGGGTCGTGACCATAGCTTGCAGATCATCCACACGGGCATGGACGTGTTCTATTTGCCGTGCGATGAGTTGTATTGCCCGTTCGATTGATTGTGCATTCTGCATTCATTCATTCCACTGTCTTACGTTGGTTGATGATCGCACCGACCACTGGTCGCATAAGTTGGCGCGTGAATTCCATTTGGTCATGCACATGTTGGTTCCATCTGGCATCGGACCAATCCACTGGCCGGTCGTTGTGCATGTCCTCATGCAGTGCCTCCAGGTAGGCATGACAGGCAAGTATCATTTGTTCCTCGGTTGGTTCTATCCAATTCATTCATTTCCCTTTCAGTATGCAAGCGTCAAGCAGTTGTTGCATGACCATGACGGTATGGTTGGCTCGTGCATCGATGAACCAGATGAACAAGCCAATGAACACGATGTTGAGTAGTATGATGGCAAGCAGTTGTGGTGTGAGGCTAGCGAGGATTTGGGTGCCCACATTGGCGAGGGATGTGATCAGGGTCATTGGTGAACTCGGAGCGTCCACATGGAAGGTTAGCACGCGGGGGGCTCATCTCCTACGTGCGAGTGGATTTCGCCTCGTGCGATACGTCCAATGCCTGTGCGCGAGAGGCCATAGAGTTTGCCCACTTCCTCTTGTGTTCGGCCCTCACTGAGGAGTTTGCGGATAGCACGCACCACGTGTTTAGGCATACCATGTCGTTCGCGTTCCATTGCGTCGTTGGTATTGTCTGTGCGTGTGCCAAGACGGAGGTGTGCGGGATTACCACAGCCACATGGATATCCACCTCGATCACAGCTATGGAGTACGAGTTGATCATGTCGCAACCGCACACCATGGACCAGCTCATACACCCAACGATATGCCGCTGTTCGCACGCCACCACACATGAAGTAAGGACGCTTCTCACGTGGTTGACCGCCCCATGCACCATGCCATTGCCAGCATTCGTCTGGAGCTACGTTCATGGAATATAACTTGAACACGTCCTTTGGTTCGTTGGTTATTGGCATGGCCATATCCTATAGAACGGGGGCACGCAAAGCGTGCCCCCTAAACCCCAGGGGATTAATGATAACGACGATTGCACGAATGCACGTATCGCCACCTATGCATAGCATATCCCCTTCGCGCCGACGATCTGACTCACCACTTCTTGTCTTCGCTACCCACATCCACATCAACCTCAGGAGCAGGCAACAACAAACTCAACTTGTTGCCATTCTTCATCTCATACAACTTGGCCACATCACTACAGCAACGTGACAACACCTGTCCATCTACCTCTGCGGATTTGTTGTAGTTCTCACCAACACGCACATGCCATTCACTTTCATCACTCCACGACATACCGAAACGACATGTGTTGTATGACTCACTGAGATTTGGCTCATGCCTATGCAGCCGTGCGAATTCATTCTTGATTCGATTACGCACGAGCAATTCGAATTCCAGGTCACTGAGTGTGATAGCCAAGTAGTTGGCAAGCTCAGCACCTTTGAGGGTCGCATTGATTGTCATATCATTCACCTTGTGTTATTGCCGTCCATCGGCTGGTTGTTTACTCATGTTGAGTATCAGTGTCCTCGGTTTACTAGCGTCAAGGCATACGCTTAGGAACAGATCAATTTGGAATGATCTGTCTGCCTTCTGTAGACCATATGCTATCTCCTTAGCACATGCACGTCGCATGTGTGCATCCTCCATGTCACATATGATGGATGCGAGCAGCATGTAGTCCTTGCGATGCATTACTTATTCCATCCATATCGGATTGTGTTATCGGCTGGTCGTATCGGTATTGTCTCGTCTCCTTCATCCTCTCGTACTGTTGTGCGTGTGACTATACCACTGTTGTGGCACTCCAGGTAGGTGCCGTGGATATAGTCATTTGTAGACAACCACAATCGCCATCCATGCTCCAGTCGGATGATGCGATGCAGTCGTGTTCCAGTGGGCACGCCGATCAGGCATTGCTCAAGTGTTAGTGTCTTATATGGCAACGCAGCAAAGCCACTGATCAAGTTGCTGGTCATGGCACCTTCTCTCCACATACGATGTTACCACGTGATGTGGTTACACATGTGACCTGTGGTGTTGGCTCATCTACACCAAATATAAACGTGCATGCTATAGCAAGTGCAGGTAGCCAACCGATGTATATCACAATGACAAAGCACCATGCGCATATGTTTCGTATGAATGCAATCATTTCACATGCTCCTTCCCACATGCATTGATGAATTTGTCTATATCAAATCTCCTGTTGTCCTCACGCAATGCATACGCAAGCACACGTGCACAGCTAACACGTATCAGGTCATTGTCTATACTGCGTATGGCTGTGCTGATTAGGATGTAGTCCTTCTTGGTCATCATGTGGTTGTCTCCTTCAGTGTGTGAACCAGTAGTAGATCAGGAACACGAGTAGGGCTGGTAACCAGAGGAAGTGTATTGCACCGACGATTATGGCGCAGAAGTTCAATAAGGCATTCATCGCACACTACTCTCGAAGTCCGCATCCCACCACCATCCGCAGATGCTACAGCATACGAGTCCTTCACGTAGTGGTTGGTAGTGGTGATCGCATTCACGTGGGTTGATGCTAGTTGGCCATGATGTTGGTGATGCTGCTTTGCTTTGTTCAAGTATAGGTTCAAGCACGTCTTGCGTATCGCCAAGCACGGCCGGTCGCGCCTCTGGCGCGGTAATAACCAAGCGTTCACGTGGTATTGCCATGCATGGATCACGGTATGCCTGTTCGAATGTACTCATTTCGTCTTCCTTATTATAGGTGATTTGCGTGACGCCAATGGGACACCACGCTTACGGAGTCGGTTCAGGTGTCCAGTGATGATGTTCTTCGATACGCGTAGTTCAGCAGCGATAGAGCCGACTGAGCGGCCTTCATCCCACATGTCGATGATGCGTGATACTTGTTTGCCGCTCAGTCGTCCTGTGATCATGTTACATCACGCGTTCTGGGAAGTACTTGCCATGTGGATCGTAGTATTGCACGCCTGTGTTATACACATGTATTGTTGGCAGACCGACTTCCTTGGCTCTGCGTTCTGTTAGATAATAATCCATGCGTGCATCGGCTGTGTTCTGCACTACGTATACGAATGTGTCTGTGGACTTGTGTTGCATTTGTCTTGTTCCTTCATGTGATATGCATATTGCATAGACATACTGACTATTTAGCAGTTCCTCTTCCCCTCTCCAATTGTTCTTGTATAATAGCACATTATTACGCTTGTGTCAAGTACTCTGTAACACATAGCTGCGCTCATGGTATGCTATGCATATCATGTTGATGTAATCATATAATGATTAAGTAAGTATTATGTAGTGGATGTCTGCTGCTTCGCTGATGGGTATGATCAGCAGACATGCCTCTACCCAGGGCAATGCATGATTTGCAAAGCCTCTGTGAGTGTGGACACTTGATCGTTTTGAGTTTGGGCAGTGCCCACACTCTAGCTGTCTGCACGGATGAGGGGATCAGCCTCGTTGCGGCAACTATGAGTAGTCTGCACACAGCGGATCAAATGTCCACACCTGATTTGCATTTGGCACGAAATAGTTGGTTGGGGCAAGGGGGCAATCGTCTCGCACGCAGAATATCCACGGGTCCACGGGCCTTTTGGCTGGGGGTTGGTCCATAAGTGGGGAGGGATTATGTTGTATAATCAAGTTGTTGTGTTGTATGGCTTACAGGAGTATAGGTTGGTGTCATGGTTCGAGGTTAGGTTAGGTATATTATTCGCAGCCTCGTGCGTGCTGTGCGCCGGTGGCGATATGTATATTCATCTTACCTAGTCTCGCCCTCCACCCGCGCCCTCGCTCACGCTCGGGCGCGTGCTACGGATGGGCATAGCGCAGACGCAGAAAAGCCCCGCTCCTTTCGGAACGGGGCTTGGTTAGGCTAGGCTAGGTTATGCGGCTTTGGCTTGCACGGGCTTAGCATCCCATGCCTTGAAGCTTTCATCAAAGCGCATCATCAATGCGCTTATCATGTTCCACGTCTTTGCATCATACGTGTCACGTGCGATTGGTTCGGCTGGACCGCTCTCAATGATGATTGAATGCAATGCTTCGATCATTATTATCACTGGTACGCGTGCGGCCACGTCCTCTACGTTTGTGAACTTCACACTCGTATCAGTAGCAGGAGCATTCGATTGCGTGACCGGTGGTGTTCCTGGCACAACAGCCTTACGCTTACCGTTGCCAAGCTTAGGCGCGTTGATCTCATAGACTTGTGCAATGCTAGCGCGTGCGTTGATGACACGCGTTTTGCCTTTGCTCGTACGACCATGAAACGAGATGGTCTGACCGTCAAGGTCAATGAAAGCATTATCAAGCAGTCGGTCCAGTGCAGCAGCATCGGCCGGATACATGATCTTACTCGGGACGGTGAACATACCAGTGGTATGATTGAAGTCGGCAGCAACTACGCCACTTGCTTCGAGCACACCCGCAGTCGTGACACTGCGCTTGATCAAGCGAACGTGCTTATCACGTGTGTCTTTGATCGATCCCACTTCATCATCGCCCATGTCGCTATTTGTCTCAGCAGCAGGGACGAAATGCGCAACCATGATTGCGTTGATAGCCTCGCGTGTGTCCTTGCCATGGTTGCTGGCCAGTGCACAGTCACGCAATGCATGGTTGCATTTGCCGTCACTGATCACCTGATACATGTGGTACATGACAGCGCACACCGCACGTTGCGAACCGCGTTCTGTAAGCTTGCTACCTGTTGCGGTATCGTCATATGCCGAGTTCATCAACTCGGTTACAACGTTCGGCGGAAGCAGCATCGGCATGCTGTCCTTAGCCATGATGGTCTCGATTGGAGCAACGGGAGCGGTTGCCTTAGCTTTGGTTCTCGAAGCCATTTGGTTAGTCCTTTCGTAAGTCAGCGGCAATGGACAATCCCTGTCGTCTGCTTACTTTCATCATTATAGCGGTATGCAACGCTTGTGTCAACTCGGCTAGCGCATAACAGCAATGCATAATGCAACGCAACGCAATGCAATGCAACGCAGTGTCTCACGGAATGCCACACAGCAGTGTCAGGCTGGATGTGAGACAATCGGCATGCTAGTCTCATGCATGGAGAATAGTGAGACACTATGAGATGCCCTCGTCACCCTGCGTAAAGCCTTTTGTCTTTTAGCATTCCTATGCATATGACATCATGCCATGAACATTGCATACATGCTAGGAATGCATGGCAATTGTTTAGCTAGATAACGCTAATCAACTAACGTGTCCCATGCATGGCAAGGCTCAGGCATGGCCAGGACAGGCAGTGTCAGCACTACATAGCAAACCCTATGCTATGATAGAGCCTGTGTAGCCTAGGTCTGAGTGCTGCTATGGGATATGCATATCATTGCAATATGCATGTAATAGCATGCTATATGATATATGATGTTATGTAATAAGGCCATGTGCATGTGATGTATGCGTTGTCGCATGTCATGCCGTGCACGGTGCTTG